CCGAACTCGTACAGTTCGACACCGGTGATCGTGCGCTCGTCGAGCCCATCAGGGTTGGAATCGCTGCGTTCAGCGGCCGTGTTCCACGATTCGCCGGTCACCTTGAAGCGGAACGAGGCGCCAAGCTGGCCGGCACGGATCGCAGGCTTGAGATCGTTGACGTACGACGAGTCGAACAGGTCAACTTCGTAGTAGGCGCCGTGAGCGTCCTCGCGGAGAACCTTCGGTGTGCCGAGTGGCTTGTTGCCGATCTGTGGGTCGGCGCCGTGATCGTAGAGAACACGAACCTGACCGGAGCGGGTGCGGAACGTGTCGGCGAACGCCTTCGGGGCGATCCGCTCCAAGAAGTTGCCTTCGTAGGCGGATTTGATTTCGGTCCAGCTGTTGAACACAGCGAAGTGGCCGACCATCGTGTTGCCGTCACCGGTCGTCGAGGTGCGTAGCTCGGCGCTCGGGTCGACCCAGGCACGAACCAGGTTGTCGATGGGGTGAGTCATGGAGTACCTCCAACGCCGGGGAGCGCGAGTTGAACGGGAGCGGCAGGCGGGGTGATCGGCGGAATACCGGGAACATCGAAGTCGGGCCCGAACCCGGGAAGATCCTCGAGGGCCCGCAACTCGTTGACGGTGACCTGCCGGTTGGCGAGGGCGACAGCGTTCGCATCGAACCGGGCCTTCGGTGACGCTCGCAGGATTGCGTTGCGGTTCGCCTTGACGAACTGCGGACGAGGCAACAGGTCCGACAGGGCGCCTTCGACCCGGACGTAGTACACGTCGAGTGAGTGCTTGAGGAAGTTGAGGTCGGCGTCGGTGACGTTGGCGTACGTGATCGCCTCACCAGAGATCGCCCCGTACACCATGCCCGGTGGGACACCCCAGAACCGGCACACCTTCTCGACCGCCAGGCGTTCGGTTTCGATGAACTGTGTTTCGCCGGCCTGGGTTTGGATCTGTTCGTGTTTCAGGTCGGCGCCCAACACGGCAACCTCGCGGCTACCGGAAGTGGCACGCCGCCACGCCTGCTTGATCGCCTGCGCCTGCTCGGCGTTGATGTCCTTCGCTGAATACAGAATCGACGACGGATGACCGCCCTCGTCGAAGAACTTGTAACTGAAATCCTCAGCCGCGAGCGAGGTGCCGATCGCCTGCGCCGCGTACGTGACCGGCGACAAAGCGAACGGTGAGCCGGCAGGAACGGTGCGACCGGGGACATGCCACAGATCGCCGTGCGGGTACAGCTTGCGGATCTCGTTGTTGACCTTGACCTGCGGGACGCCGTTGACGACTTTGCGTTCCGTCACATCGCAGCTGTCGAGCAGTTCGATCGTCTGCGGGTAAGCCTGGGCTGACCATGACGTGATGTCACCGAACGCGTTGCCGTCGGTGACCATCGACCAGCCGAGCTGGAACCGCCACACGTCGGTGAGCACGATCCCGGACGGGTGGCCGATCAGTTGCGGGGTAGGTGTGACAGGCCGGCGGCCGGCGCCTTCGCCGCGGACCACGTCAAGCGGTGTACGACCGAACGCGTCGGCAAGAACGTTGATACAAGCGAACGACGCCGAATTACACAACGCCTGCTCGGTACTCGCCCCAGTTCCATAGGCAGCTGCCGAAATGAACCCGGGAGCACCAGCCAGATTCCACCATGACTGGGTGGCACGTTGTTCTTCGCGGGGACGGAACAGCAGGCTCATCGTGCGAGCCGCCATGCGAACACGAGACCGAGCGCCCCACCGACAACGAACCCGAGAGCCGTCGAAACGATCGCTGCCCCGATAGTGATCGCCGCCGTGCTAGCGACCTCGAGGGCGGTGCCCACCTTTGCAGCCATGGACACTCCCTCACATCAATAGGCGTACACCAGCCCGGGGCTCTCGCCAACCCCGCCGACGGCGATCGTCGCCGCGCACAACGCCGAAATGTCACCGGAAGACTTCAGCCGTGACCACGCCTGAGCATCACCACGCTGGCTGATCGTCGCGTTCGCTATTGCCGCCGGGAGCTCGTTGCCGCCGAGACTGTGAACCGTGCCCTCGGCGACAGCGGAGATCAGCCGGCTGCAAGCCTGTGTCACTTCCTGCGCCGAAACCTCGACAACCTTTACCCCGGCTTCGACCAGCAGCGGAATCAGGAAACCGGCAGGTGCCGACGACGCGACCCGGAACTCGGCACCCTGCGCCTGGGCGAACGGGACAATCCACTCCGTACCGAGGTTGCGGCAGCCGATCTCAACATGCAGATGCCCATCAGCACGGCGACCGGCCGCCGCAACCGTCGCCCATTTGAAATCCGGTGACACATCGATCGCACGCGACACCGGACCGACAATGGCGCTGTCGGGGTCAACCAACTCGTTCCAGCGAGCCAGACTGATCGGGCCGTCGCTCTGATCGCCCGGGCCGCGATCCCAAACGCACAAGATCTCCCGGGCAAACAGCTCCGGGCCCATCGCCTGATACATGGTCTTCATTGATTCCGGCGACACGCGACCATTTGCGTAGCCGGGGTGAAGCATCAGCACGTCGTGCTCGAGCATTGATTCGGGTGACGGATCGATGAACTCGACACGGCCGTCGATCAGGCGCCAGGTCTGCGCTGTGTTCTCCGTGTAGGCGAGCCGACCACCATTGCCGAGGATTGCTCGTAGGCGCAGAGCGCGAGCGTGCGTTGAGGTGGACAACCCACCCGAGCCGAGAAACCATGCTTGGAAGTTCCGCGACACCAGCATGGTCGGCATCGATGCCGCCAACTGCTCAGCCTGCAAGTGCTGGAATTCGTCGTAGTACACCACGTCAGCCTCGGCAAACCCGCGACCGGCACCGCCAGTTCGTGCCCGATACTTGAGTCGAGCGCCGCTGATGTACTCGATGCCCTGCTCGCCATTCGCGTATCGGATCCGGGCGACCTTCTTGCGGAGATCGTCGTAGGCCTCGTAGATGGCGACAATGCGGAGGAAGTCTTCGTTGGCCGTCGCAAACTCATGCGCTGTGTGCAGCTGCAAACGCTCGCCGTACAACTCGAACCCAGCAAGCTTGCGAACAGTCGCCGTGTCATTCTTGCCGGCCTGGCGACCCTTGACATCGGCCACCTCGGAGGCAGCCCAAGTGCCGTCGGCACGTTCACCCTGTGCTGCGTAGAGCGTCGCTTTCTGGTCAGGGTCGAGCGTGAGGCCGTAGCACTCACCCAGCTCGATGGCCTCTGTTGCTGCGTCGAGGCTGACCACGTCGGGCGGCCGGTGCAGAATCGACGGGGTTGCTATGTCGGCGAGCACGGCGGTTGCGGAGTTCATCAGCCTTCGAAACCTTCCCCTCCACCAACGGCATCAAAGCCAGCGCCGCACTCACCGCACGGATCTCGCGAACCAACGGTGCAACTGGCTCACTGAAGATGTCCTTCTCGCCTCGCTGCAGCATCCGATCGCCATCAAGAGCCAGGTGGAGCACCTCGAGGGCCCGTTCGAGCTCAGACCGATGGTCGAAGACTTCTGCGATAGAGAGAAGCCCGGACGGCGGGGTCCTGAGCACGGTGTCGTCGCTAAAAAATTCAGCGCCAGAGTCGGGCTGTTCGCGGTTCGACGCGTTGTCTGTTGCCGTAGGTGGCGCCTGCCGAGTAGTTGCACGGCGAGCATTCGGGGGCGAGGTCTTCGATGGTGAGCGTGGCATCGGACTGTCCGTCCTTGAGGTGGCCGGCCGTCCATCGTGCGGGCTTGCCGTTGCGGTGTGGTCGACAGTTGTCGATCGTCAGGTGGCAGCGGTGGCAGATGGTGTGCGGGTTGGTGTTGGCTATTCGGACGATGAGGGGGGCGAGGATGCGGTAGCGGGGCCCGTGGACGGAGCGTCTGGCCATCAGCGAGGCCCACGCCTGCTAGCTGATCGAAGTGCCCTGGTTTCTATCACATCTGCGCACGTCATGTGTGCATTCCCCAAAACGACATTTGTCAGGGGTGGGCGAAGGCTCTCCTGATGTTGCATCCGTTGCATGACGGAACCAGGTTGTCCGGCGCATTGTTCTGTCGATCGTCGTCGAGATGGTCGACGAGTAGACCTGCACGCCAGTTCACATGACGAGCACACCAGTGGCAGCGATGTGGTCCGAATCCGATCTTGTCGAACAGCACGACCCGATGCATCCATGTCCGCGTCGTCGATCGCCCAGCGAGCGGATGCGTCTTGGGGATGGAAATCCTCAGGTATCCATTCTCGGCCTGGGTCGGCGGAAACGTTGTCGGCGGTCGCGGGTCGTAGGTGCCGGTGCGTGTCATCCGTGATCGATGCATCCGACACACCGTGTGGTGTTCGTCTCCGGTGTTCGTGCAGCCGGGCACGGGACAGGTAACGTCTCGCATCGTCAATCCTCCTAACAGGGTTGGCCAGAGCCCCGGCCGTTAGCGCGGTGCGGGGCTCGCCTTCATTGTAGGTCACGACGCCTTGCCCTCTGCTCGTTGCTTGGCTTTG